AAGAAAGACTTTGGTAAGATGGTTCTTTGTTATGATGACAAGAACTATTGGAGACGTGAAATCTTTCCATTCTATAAGAAGAATCGTAAGCAAGAACGTGAGACATCAAAGTACAACTGGGATGAGATGTTTTCCGTACTAAATATCATTAGGGACGAGGTTAAAGCAAACCTACCTTATCAAGTTCTTCAGGTTGAAGGTGCTGAGGCTGATGATGTCATCGCTTCCATCTGTATCTACAACTCTAAGAAGACACAACCAGAACCTATTCTTATTCTCTCAGCTGATAAAGACTTCATTCAGCTTCATCGCTATGAGCTCGTTAAGCAATATGATCCAATCAGGAATCGTTGGATTGAGAATGAGAACCCAGTTAGATACCTTCAAGAACACATCATTAAAGGTGATCGCTCTGATGGTATTCCTAATATTCTTACCTGTGATGACGCAATCGTAACTGGTAAGCCACAGAAGAAGATGAGTAAAGAGAAGATCACTTCTCTGGCGAGCATGGACCCACAAGATTTCACAAATTTTATTCGTCTTCGTAACTGGAAAAGGAATTCACAACTGATTGACTTCAATCAGATCCCTGAGGATGTTACAACTCGCATCCTTCAGAGTTATACAAACACCAAACCTCTTGACACCATTCGTCTAGAGTACTTTATTCACAATAATATCTCCCAATTGATTGAGGAGTTCGCATAATGGCTAGACCCACTAAACCAAAGCTTTCAGTAAACCAAACTCTTATCTCTGAGGTACTTCAAAGAGTATCAAACGCTAAGAATAAGGATGAGAAGGTAAGTATTCTCAAAGAGTATAAGACTCTTGCTCTCACAAAGATTCTACTTTGTAACTTTGCAAAGAACATTCACTTTGTATTTCCTGATGGAGAGACACCATTCACTGCTCTAGATGTACCTAAGGGTGTAGAGCATCAACTGCTCATCACTGAGCATAGAATGATTGATAAGATGATCAAGAAAGAAGTGAATGGTATGGTACTCTATGGTTGTTCTGGTAATACCAAACCATCTATTCAACAACTAAAGAAAGAAGCACTCTGGATTCAACTTCTTGAATCACTTCACTCTGAAGAGGCAGAACTCTTAGATCTTATTAAAGATAAGAAGCTCACCACTCGTTATAAGATTACAAAGCAAAACGTTGTAGACGCATTCCCTGAACTAGGACTCCAGAATCAATGAGCAACCAAAGAATTAAAACCCTCATCACTAAGCTCAAGCTTTATGTAGAACAACTTGAAAGTGAACTGGCTTGCGCTGAAACTTATGGGTTTCACATCTATAATCAAAGTCTCCATGACGAAATCAAACTCTTTGAAGAGTGGTATGACGGACCTGATGTATGAGTTTAGGTAAGAAGACAATCAAGAGAGTGCAAGGTGTACTCAAGGATGAAAGTAAACGTAAGTTGTACACTGATGAGGAGCTTCTCTACATGGAGAAGCAACTTGTCCTTCTAAAAGAACTGAGGAAAGCACGTGTCCAAGAACGAAGAGAGCAACGAGGATTTGGTACGAAAGGTACCTAATCCAATAGATGAAATTGCATCACTTACATTACGTAAGAAAAGACTGTACAATGAAGGTAAGTTTGCAGGGAACTACCCTGGACCACTCTACGCACCCCACCCAGACATTAAGAAATGAGCGACGTGAAACTGATCTCCTGTACCTCTGGTGCAGGTGAACTTGAAGGCAAGTCACCACAGGATGTAATCTCTTTTGTGGCTAGGGTTTCTAACCCACACAACCAAGAGAACTACAGAACTGCTGGAGGCTTGCTTAAGTATTGCATTCTACATAACCACTGGAGCATCTTTGAGACTGCGTCTATGACACTAGAGATCAATACCAACAGAGGTATTGCTGCTCAGGTGTTACGTCATCGCTCCTTCTGCTTCCAAGAGTTCTCTCAGCGTTATGCTGACACTAAACTTCTTGATCAGACTATCCCAGTTCCTGAGCTTAGGAAACAGGATAAGAAGAACAGACAAAACTCCACCAATGACCTACCACCTGGTATGGTTGCCGAGTATCAGAAGAAGATTGAGAAGCATTTTGAAGACTCAATGCACCTCTACAACAACCTTCTAGATAATGGTGTGGCTAAGGAGTCAGCACGTTTTGTTCTTCCTTTATCAACACCAACTAGAATCTACATGACAGGCACATGTCGCAGTTGGGTTCATTACATCAATCTAAGAACATCTAATGGAACACAACAAGAACACATGGAACTCGCAGAACAATGCAGAACGGTGTTCAGATCTGTATTCCCTGATGTGGCTGAGGCACTTGACTGGTGAGAAAGGAAACACGAGAAGCAATGGAGAACCTCTTCTCCGCAAAATGGAACCTCCCCAAGGCAGCTAAGCACTGTGGACTCACTAACAAGGAGATGAAAATCACCTTCAACGAGTACTGTGTCTTCCATCCTCCTACATGGAAAAATTCTGACTTCGTTGATATTCCCTACGATCCTGTTCCTCGGGTTCAGTGATTACATCATCCTCCCACCTGGGTGGGAGAATAAATACCCATGTGAGAGATTTACTATTTTGGCAACATACCCTGTACAACACAAAGACACTGGTGAGACTAAAGAAGTCGTCATGAGTGTAGACGAATGGGACACTTGGAAAGAAGAGAACCCAGAGTGGTTTAGATTCTATACACCTGAAAACTCTCCTGCACTTGGACTTGAGGTGGGTGAGTGGAAAGACAAGCTCAACAAAACACATCCTGGTTGGAAAGAAGTTCTCAAGAAAGTTGAGAAGGCACCAGGTGCTAAAGCTAAAAACCTTTATTAATCATGGCAGTAAAAACAAGAGCAAAGCGCAAGAAGCAAGTCTCTATTGGTGCTGAGAAGATGGTGGCAGTGACACCACTCACTGAGAACCAAGAGAGAATCTTTAAGTCATGGGATGAAGGTAAACACCTGTTCATCTATGGAGCAGCAGGTACAGGAAAGACATTCTGTGCCCTCTACAAGGCTCTGTACGACACCTTAAAGACAACTCCCAACTACGACTCTGTTTATCTGGTAAGATCCCTTGTAGCAACAAGAGAGATTGGTTTCCTTCCTGGAGATCATGAGGATAAGTCCTCTCTGTATCAGATTCCATACAAAAACATGGTGAAATACATGTTTGAGATGGGTAATGATAATGACTTTGAGATTCTTTATGGTGCATTGAAAGCACAAGAGAGTGTTAAGTTTTGGAGCACTTCCTTCCTTAGAGGTGTAACACTAGACAATTCTGTTATAATCATTGATGAGATGCAGAATCTAAACTTCCACGAACTTGATTCAATTATCACAAGGGTGGGTGAGAACACTCGCATCGTCTTCTGTGGAGACGCAATGCAGTCTGACCTCATCAGAGACAAGGAGAAGAATGGAATCCATGATTTCATGAGGATTCTTGAGATGATGCCTGATGATTTTGACATGATTGAGATGGGAATTGACGACATCTGTCGTTCAGGTTTGGTAAGAAATTACCTCATCGCTAAAAATGCAAGTGGAATTAATTGATGTTCAGGCAGGTTGAAGAATACAGACAGATGTTTAGACAACTGTCTCGTAAGAATGTAAATGAAGTAAGAATGTATGAGTGTGGTGACAACGCTTACCCGTCTGTCACCTCCATCATCTCCTTTGTTAGCAGGGAAAAGTTTGCTAGCTGGCGCGCCAAGGTGGGTAATGAAGAAGCTAATAAGGTATGTAAACAGGCTACAAGTAGAGGAACAGACTTACACCTGTGTCTTGAGAAGTACTTACAGAATGAAGATGTAAAGTTGCTTGACGAGTACAAGCGTCCTCTGATACAATACATGTTCAACTTCGCCAAACCTTATGTTGATGAGAGGTTAGACAACATCTACCAGCAAGAGACTCCAATGTATTCTGACAAGCTATGTTTGGCTGGTACAGTGGATCTTATTTGTGAGGTGGATGGAGAACTTGCCATCGTTGACTTTAAGACATCTAAGAAAGAGAAACCAGAAGAGTGGTTGGAAGATTACTTCGTCCAACTATCAGCCTACTGGGCTATGTTCTCTGAGAAGACTGGAATTGTACCAAAGAAACTGGTAGTATTTCTAGTAGGTGAGAATGGAGACGTTCAAATTGTAGAACGTCGAAACATTATGAAGTACCTGACTAAACTACAAGATTATGTTGATCAATTTGTTCGATTCCATGCCTGATAAAAAAGCACTAGACAAGGCCCTCAATGATAAGTTCATTAGCAAAGACAAGTTTGCTGAGGACATTGAAAAGATTGTTCTTAACAAACAGCTCTCATACATTGATGCTATTGTAGAGTACTGTTCAGAGAATGAGATTGAACTTGATACTGTCAACAAATTAGTATCACGTCCACTCAAAGAGAAGCTTAAGTATGAAGCAACCCAACTTAACTTTCTCAAGAAGACTTCTCTTGGCAAACTGCCTGTATGATCGTGCACGGCATTGATGTCTACAAAACCTACCTCGCATTTAAACAGCACTTCTCAAACCCAGCGTTTGACTTCTACAAATATGAAGGAAAAGTTAGAGCCAAAGAGTCAACCTACCAAGCTAGAAACGACTTCTACTTCTTTGAAACGCTTGCGCGTAAGTACTCAGACCAAGAAATTAAGGAGTACATGCTGGCGTCGTTTGTGGAAGCAGAGGACCCAACGAAGGTCTGGATTGGCAATATCAAGACAGCTGGTAAAGATTGCTGGTTGGTATGGGCTAAACGCCAACAGAGTCTCACCTACATTGTTGAGCAAGATTTTGACACAGTGGTTAAACATCTGGAGACCACGCAAACTTCCTTTAACAATCTTTTTGAAACGATGGGAGGACATCCTCCACTCCTCAGACTCTACATCAAACGATCAATTAATCTAGAGACTCTTATCATCTTTGATATGGTTCTAAACTTTATGAAAGACTGGGATAATAAACTTAGAGACCCACTGTGGGAACAGTTGTCATTCAAGATCAAGAACTACAAACCATTTCTATCCATTCAAACAAATAAGTATAAGGACTTGATGAGAGAGTCCTTTATCTGATATAATAAGACCATGAAACAGTTTAGAGACTTCCCCTATCTGGTGTCTGAGGACGGCAGAATCTGGAACACGAAACTAAAGATGTTTATGAAGACTCGTATTGACAGAGGTGGGTACGAGGTGGTTTCACTACGGAAACCTGGGGTGAGAGTTCATCTAAATGTTCATAGAATAGTTTGTGAAGTGTTTCACAAACGACCTGAAATGTCAAGCGTGGTTCTACACCTTGACAGCAACCCACTTAATAATCATAAAGATAATCTTAAATGGGGAACTCAATCAGAGAATATCCAGCAGGCATACGATGAGGGTTACAAAAAACCCTCGTATGGATTCGCTGGTAAGAATCATTCAGAAAAAACCAAGAAACAAATCTCCAAAAGTATGCTACAATAACATCATGGACCCTGTGTGAAGTCCCTAAACTCGCCACAATCGAACCCAATCAATCCTACGAATCTTAATGTCGTTTAATTCGCTCAAGCAAAACAAATCCTCCATCTTCAACAAGCTCCAGAAGCAACTTGAAGACACAACTAAGGTTGGTACCACTGACGAGAGAATGTGGAAGCTCACTACTGACAAGGCTGGCAACGGCTTCGCAGTGATTCGTTTCCTTCCTGCATCAGATGGTGAGGACATGCCATTTGTGAAACTGTACAACCATGGCTTCCAAGGTCCTGGCGGCTGGTACATCGAGAACTCGCTGACCACCCTGGGCAAGGATGATCCTCTTGGTGAGTACAATCGTGAGCTCTGGAATTCAGGTGATGAGAGCCTGAAAGAACAGGTGCGTAAGCAGAAGCGAAAGCTTTCCTATTACGCAAACGTCTACATCGTCAAGGATACTGGTAATCCTGACAATGAAGGTCAAGTCAAAATCTTCCGCTTTGGCAAGAAGATCTATGACAAGATCATGGACGCAGTCAATGGTGATGAACTGGAAGGACGTGAAGGAATCAATCCCTTTGACTTCTGGGCAGGTGCAAACTTCAAGCTTCGTGCTAAGAAGGTTGCTGGTTATCCCAACTATGACTCCTCTGAGTTCCAGGATACTGGAGTTCTAGATGATCTAGATGATGCTCAACTTGAGTCCATCTGGAAGCGTCAACACCCTCTTCAGTCAATTGTTGCTGAGGATCAATTCAAGACCTACGATCAACTGAAAGAACGTCTTGATAAGGTGCTGAACCTTCAAAGTTCTGGCTCTACTGAAAGAGCCCCAGCAAGAACCGCTGAAACAGTGGTATCTACAAAACCATCGTTCTCCTCACCCAGTGTATCAGAAGATACCGTGGGAGAGACTGAGCAGGAGGTCGTGGTACCACAATCTGAAACCTCTTCATCCAATGAAGAAGGTGAAGGAGACGTCCTGGATTACTTCAGGTCACTGGCGGAGTCGTAAGAGACTAAAAAGACTCACTAAGTCTCCTCTCAGGAGACAGTGGGACGAGATGGAGGGCTAAGGCCCTCCTTTTTTTATGCGTTGGCGTCTAACTGTGACTTGACAGTTGTCTTTCTCATCTTCCTGTAATAATCTCTACACTCTTCCTCGTATCTAATCACAAAGTCTGGATTCAGAACATTGATTTGTGACTTGGTTTCATTCAGTCTGTACTCATACTGTCTGTATGAGATAGGTACAGGGCGACTTGTCTTGTAGATAAACTGTCCTGGTTTATCAGGATATTGAAAAAGAAAGTCTCCTGAAACTTTGATACCTTCTTCAAGTACTACATCACCAAGTGCATTCTTAGTCTCTACTGTTTCATGGTGTCTTGTTGCACCAGACTTCTCATATGAACCATACTTATCTTTAATAAACTCATCAAGATCAGTGTTACTGAGAGGCCATTCATTGTAGTAATCTACGATCCCATTAATCTGCAATAGAATCCAGTAGTATCTTGGATCACCATACAGTTCCTCAGAAATTTGTTCAGGTCTCTGTCCATTTCTGATATTATAAAGTTCATAGATGGTGTCATCCTTAAAGATGTCATCTCTAACTTTCAATAAATGAAAGTAATCTTTGATTGTAATGTTTGATTCATTACCTGCCCTGTCAATTGAGACTGTGTACTCAATGTTAGGCAGGTAACTGAAGTATCGTGGCATTCCCATTAGGTTCCTATCCCTGTTGCGTGATCTGTGCGAGTGACAACATCAACCTCCATAAACCCAAGTCCAATTGAGTACTCAACTGGCATGCCGTCACTGAAGGTGGTGTGATAACCTGATGTTGGGTTAGACTGTACGTTCACAGTAGTTAGAGCAGCTTTCTTAAACTTGCCCATCATATCTGGTTGTCTGTATTGAACCTGCCATACGTGTGGGACGTTAAACATTTGTCCATTTATTTCTGGAGCGCTCCACTTCTTGAATGTTCTAATAATATTTCTTACTGCTGTAGCTTCATGAGCTGATGAAGGCAAAAATCTAAATGAGAAACTAAACTGTCTAAGGACAGGTGTATGATACAGTAATTCTACGTTAGGGTTATAAACCTCTCCTCCCTTTAATGCTGCTAACTGACTGGCAGTCATGCCTGCAATACTGGCAGACAATCCAAGAGTCGCCTGTTTAGCTGAACCAAATACATTTGCTGCTGCCTCAGCTCCACCTTGTCTACCAAGTGATCCTGCAAATCGTGCAGCGGCAGAAGACATTCGTCCCATTGGACCTTCAAAATCCATTCTTTGCCAATTATTTGTATTAGCTACAGAAGGAGCATTCTCTGGTGAGTAAAGTCTGATATAACCATCTCTTGGTGGTGATGCCGCGTTACCTGAACGGACTCTTTGATTAGAAACATACTTGTGATAACTGAAATCAATATAATCAGAATCAGTTGTAAGATTTAGTGGGTACTGAAGTTTGTTCATGCTGTTTTAAATCTTGCCAGTGGTAACTTACTTACTACTTCAAATTCACCCTGAGATAACTCAAGTAAATTTGATGTTTCTTTCCAAGTGTATCTTCTTATCTCCTCCCAGTGAACATTGTAGCCAGTGAATCCCCAACTAAAGATGGAGCCACTGATGATTGCTGGGTGTTGATCATACTCTAAACCTTTCGTCTTGGCATTATAGACGAACACATAGTATTTATTAGGCTCTGGAACGATAATTGTGGGTCCAGAATACCTACCATATAGTAGACTCATGTTCTGTTCTGGCGAACGTCCAATCATCTTATACTCAATGTCATTTAGATCTAATGTCATATAGTAGTTAATTCAGCGTCCTTGTTTATGAAGATGTCATATCTGTCATACTGAAACTCAACAGTGTACTCAACCATTGAGTTTCTTGCCTCAGTATTCAACATAATCTCACTGATGCTTGAAGGATAAGCACTCTCAAAGTTTATCTCTAAAGCGTTTCTAAAACCTACCTCAGTTCGCATACTATCAAAATCAATTGGTTGCCCATCTCCATTGTAAGTTGGCAACTCATATTTCTTAAGGATGATAGGACAGGTGAACTCATTTCTGTATCTCATCTTAAGGGTGTCAGTAAGATTCTGCTGACTGTTATATGTCAATGAGAACCATTCTTGAAACTGCTCATAAGAATGATAGTCACTTCTCTCAATGATAGTTAGAGTAAGAGGTTTACCATACGCAACACCATATGGTTGTGAACTCATCACACCCTGCCTTGCATGTCCACGAATGATGTGTACATCATGATTGATTCCAGGAATGGATGCCTGCTTACAATAATATTCCAGGTAATCATTTGCAGTGAACTGTCCGTTGGCTGGAGCACGAGGAATTTCAACCTTGAATAGAGAAGGTTTTGCTAACCCTCTACTCATTCTTGCCTGGGCAACTCTCGCACTCATATCTAAATACCTTTATGGAGTTATTTAGAGTGTGAAAAGGACATTACAGGGCAAGTTTCGTCCTCAAAATCCAGAGAAGTACAAGGGCGATCCCTCTAACATAGTCTACAGAAGTTCATGGGAGAAAATCTTTTGTAACTGGTGTGACAGGAATGATAAGATTGTCTCCTGGCAGAGCGAAGAGAAGGCTCTATGGTATGATGACCCAGTTTCTAAGAAGAAGAGAAGATACTTTCCTGACTTCATCATTCAGTTTGAAAAGAACGGTGTGATGGTGACTGAGATGATTGAAGTAAAACCTATGTCTCAGGTAATAGGACCTCCTGTGAACCCAAAAAGAAGGACACAGGCATGGATGAATGCTGTTCATACTTACATAACCAACCAAGCAAAGTGGAATGCAGCAGCGAAGGTATGTGAGGATCGTGGGTGGAGCTTTAGATTGGTGACAGAAAAGGAGTTAGGCATCTAGGATAAATAACTAAAAGAATTTTCGTTATGATTCCTAAATTAACTCGCCCTGAATATAGTACAACTATCCCTTCCACAGGTAAGAAGATTAAGTATCACCCCTTCACTGTAAGAGAAGAGAAGGTGTTGATGTTGGCAGCAGAAGGTGCTGATCAAGACGAGATTACAAATGCAGTCATCAATTGTCTAAACACTTGTATCAGTTCACCATCTGATATTGATGTTGAATCTCTTGCCCTGTTTGACATTGAGTATCTATTTCTAAAGACAAGATCCAAATCTGTCGGTGAACTCATTAGTGTAAGAGTAACTGATCCTGATGATGAGACTTTCACTACTGATGTAGAAATCAATATTGATAAGATTGGAATTAAGAAACAGGAAGATCACTCACCGCTCATCAAGATTGATGATGAAGTGTCTGTGACAATGAGGTATCCTGACATTTCATTCTTCAATACAGGAGTTAATCTAAACACTGTGAACTCAACAATTGAAGTTGTTGGTAAGTGTATTGATCAGATTATCGTTGGTGAAGAGGTTTATAATAAGGAAGACATGACAAATGAAGAAGTGTTAGATTGGGTTGAGGGACTGTCACAGAAGCAGTTCAATGAGTTTACAAACTTCTTCAACTCAATGCCTAAGATGTCTTACACCATCACAGCTAAGAACACCAATACCAAAAAGAACTTTAGTGTAACACTGGAGGGACTAGCAGATTTTTTCTAGTGGGAATGGTACACACAGGGTTGTTACCATTCTACGAAAAAGTATTCGCACTCAACCATCATCATAACTGGAGCATTGTAGATGTTGAGAACCTATTTCCATGGGAACTTGATGTATACACCACTCTTTTAGCTAATTATATTGATACGATTGAGACATTAAGGAAGAATAGAGACTTCGCAAATGGCAGATAAATAAAAATAAAGTGGATAATCCATGGCGTTAGTTGAGAGCTTATTGTTAGCAGGCAAAGAGAATCAAAAGACGCTTTCTAACATTGAGAAGTCTCTTGTTGGAAGTGAGAAGAGAGAGAAGAAAGAATCTATTACCTCAAGGATGAGGGAGAGGAGAGAAGATCAGAAAGAACTGCGCAATAAGAGAGCTGCCAAGGGCAATGGAGAAATTGTATCTCTTCTACAGGAGATAAAGGAATGCGTATGTGATTGTGATGGTAAGAAGAAAGGTGGTAAGGGTGATGATAATAATTTATTGAAGATGCTTGGTTTAGGTGCCGCAGGTCTTGCGCTTGCACCTTTACTGGGTGGCATCGCTGCGATTGTTAAACTCTCTGAGACACTTGGAGATCTAAGAGCAAAACTTGGTGAAGCAATTAAGGAAGGATTATCTAATGCAGGTGACTGGATTGGAGATAGGTTAGGAGATTTACAAGGTTTACCTGATAAGGTAAGAGAAGGATTAGATAAAGCACTTGAAGAAAGTGGAATCAAAAACATTGGCGACCAGTTACAGACTGGTACTGAGAACCTTGTTGTCATCTCTGAGAGACTGCTGGATAAAGGCAAAGAAGTTACTGCTCCTGTTGTTGAAAGTGTATCAACAGCTGCACAAGAGGGATGGGACAGTTTAATTGACTTTGGAGAGTCATTAAAAGGCATTGATCTTGGTGCTAAAGTCAATCAACTCTTTGCTCCCATGGAGGGAAGCAATGGATTTGCAATGGACGACATAAGTTCTTGGATGGAACAAAGTCCAGCCTTGAGTTTATTAAATCAATTTGTTCAGAAGCTTGGAAAAGTAGCAGCTGCAGTTGTAGGTATTGGTGCAGCAGCGTTCAATTTAGATGGACAACAATTTGCATTCCAAAATGGTGGTCCTGTATGGTCAGTTCCTGGCACAGGAACAGGAGACAAACCAAATCCTAAGACAGGTAAACCCTATCAGTTGAAGCCCGGTTCTTTTGTTCTGAATCGTAATGCATCAAACTACCTAAGGAAACAAAAGGGTGGTTCAATTCCTGCAATCTTAGAACCAGGTGAGTTAGTTTTTCCTAAGACAACTAACAGTCTCAAGAAATTAAACTCCTCCATACCAAGATTCCAATCAGGTGGTGAGGTGAGTCACCCTGACACAGGCACTGGATTCCAACCAGGCAATGCTACTGATCAGTCAGGACGTCCTGTTGTTCTGAGTGAGGGTGCAGCAGAAGCCTTCAAGAAGATGATGGATGTTGGTGGTGTCAAGGGAACTGATGTAGCATCTTCAAGGAGAAGTGCCAAAAAGAATGCTGCTGTTGGTGGTGTTCCTGGTTCTGCACACCTTGGTGGTAACGCAATTGACATTCATGGTTCGTCTAAGGCATGGATGATTGAGAACAGTGACAAGTTTGGATGGAAGAGAAATAATTATATGGCTGACAGTTGGCACTGGGATTTTACTGGAAAGAATTCAGGTAACACAGGAACTAATAAGGGTGTGAATGAAGGTAATGATGACAAGAGAGAGAACAAAGATACAGAGAAAAAGGCGTTCTCAATAGAAGGAATTTTATCAGGTGCATCAAATGCGTTAACTGGATTGTTTGGTGGAGGATTGGGTACCATAATGGGGCAGATCCTGGGCAACTCAGACATTATGGGTAAACTTTCATCAGATCAGTTAGCTCAAAGAGAAGAAGATAAGGGTTGGTTGTCTAATTTTAGTGGGATGTTTGGAGACTTATTTTCCGTTCTAACATCTAAGAAGGAAACAGAAAATAATACTGATTATGGTGCTGGTGTTGGACCTGCTGGAGCAGGTGGTGCTGGCGCGACATCTATAAGTGATCCTAATGCAAAAGCATTACTAAATGCTATTGCTGACGCTGAGGGCACATCAAAATATGCCAACCAGGGTTACAACACACAATTTACAGGAAAACAATTCAAGGGAACTGACCACCCAAGAGAAGTAATTAATAGTGGAGGATATGGTTCTGATGCAGCAGGTAGATATCAGTTCCTGAGTACAACTTGGGATGGGACTGGTGGCGGTGAGATGACACCTGAAAGACAAGACAAAGCCGCACTCAAACTTGTCTCTGGTAGAGGAGTTAATCTAAGTGATGGACTTTCTAAGAAGGAAGTGTACAAATTAGGTGGAGAGTGGGCATCCATTGAGGGCGGACCTACAATGAGTAAGGGTGGTTCATATGGTGGACAGGCTAAGTTCTCAGCTGAAAAATTTCTGGGAATGTATAAGAGTTATGGTGGACAGATAGAGGAACTTCAAAATGGTGGCACAGTTGGTGCATACTTAGAAGGTGGTGAGACTGTTTGGCCTAGTGCAAATAGTGCTCTTCAGAGTCTCAATTCAGCAGTCCCTAGATTCCAAACAGGCGGAATGGTTTCACCGCCACCAACAACAGCATCAAATGAATTGATGAGACAGATTGAGATGCTCACAGCAGAGATCACTACACAGAATAAGGATCCAATTGTTGTTCCTGTACCATCAGGTGGTGAAAGTGGTGGAGCAAGGGCAGAATCAACAGGCAATGCACCACCTCCAATGCCTTCTGGACCATCAGTCAACTTCCTAACTGATGTAATCAACAGAGTTAATATGGGTTCAGTGTTCTCATGAGTGACATTCTAAGACCTCAACAGTTTCAAGTTCAAAATGTTATGATTGATGACAAGGATGTGAGTGGCATCTATAGTTACATTGAAATCTTTGAGAACATATACATGACTGCAGTCACAGGTTCAATCACAATCCTTGACACAGATGGTGGTGGATTTATTGAGAAGAATGACATTGAATTCAATGAAGACTTCTCTTTCTCTGTCAATGGTTCAGGCGAAGACAATGACATGAAGTTTAATGGTGTTCTGAATGGGTTGAGAAGTGAAACCACAAAGGACTCTAAGAGAATGTATGTGATTGATTTCACCACAAAGGAGTTGAGAAACAATGAACAGGAGTTTATCAACAAAAAGTTTGATAATGAAACACCAGAAGACATCATCAGTTATTGTCTAAGAGATAGGTGTAAGGCACAGAACTTAGACTTATCTGGTATCACAGGCAAACCAATGCAACTGGTTGGTTCTAGACGCAAACCATTTTATATTATTAAGCATGTCCTAACACATGGTGTCATGCAGTCAGAGGCAGGTGACGGACAAGGACAACAGAAGAAAGGCAAACAACTCAAGGGTGAGACTGGATTTTTATGTTGGCAGGTAATGAGTGACACAGGTGAGAATGAATACAGAGGGACATCATTAAAGACACTGACTCAGGGAGGTTCATTTGAGAATCACTCTGGTTATGGTAATAAACTTGCCAACAAAAGTATGTCAATGGAGGACATGAGAACTAACATCATTGACTTCAACTTCCAAACGATGGGTGATGTACAATCAAAAATGAAATCAGGTGCATTACACTCCAAGATTATCTCTTTTGATATGGACACTGGACTATACAAGGAGTTTGAACACAGAGCAGAGGATCAGATGACTGATAAACAGAAAAAGATCATCACAAAACCTACAAGAGTTATGTTTGTTCCTTATGTAAATGAAGGGTTTCAACGTGATTGTTCTAGAGGACAAGCAAATAACAATGATCAGAGTCGTGATTATGCAGCACAAAATAATTCATCACAGAATTCATTCAATGATCAATCAGGTACCATAACCATCTATAACACTTACAAAATACATGCTGGGGACACAATTGATGTACAAATGAACAAGGTAAAATCAGGAGATTCTGATGGTATGAAACATAAGAAACACTCAGGCAGGTATGTAATTAAGCAGGTTTGTCACGTGCTAAATCAAGGTGGTGAGGAAGGATACACTCAACTTACACTCCTTCGCTCCACAAATTCTGAGGAACAATGACAGAAATACAATCAAGTTCTAATCCCCAGTTCTTTGGTAAGATGGGTCTCACACCATTCATTGGTGTTATTGAAGATGTCAATGATCCTAAGCAAGCAGGACGCGTTAAGGTAAGGGCAGTTGGTTGGAATCCAACTGAGAAGAAAGGAGAAGATGGACTGAGTACTGATGACTTACCATGGGCAAGGGTGTCTGCACCTACCACTCATGCACAGCAGTCTAGAGTTGGTTCCAAGCATGGTTTACTGCCTGGGTGTTGGGTGTGGGGATTCTTTTTGGATGATGATGAAGCCCAGAAACCAATGGTGTGTGGGTCGTTTCCTTTTACAGCTAAGGCAGCAGACAAAGACAACAGACAAATAGATGCAGGGGCAGAGAGTACACCTGGTAGACAGTCTGATGATATTGAAGCTTTCTCACTTGTGGACGCAAGTGGAAGAGGACCTAATACTCAAACAAGAACTGAAAAAGAAAGAGGTAGTGGGAGAGCGGCATCAGATCCTGCTGATCCAGCTGCAGCTGCTCCTTCCCTAGATGACAGCACGACTAATGAGTGTGGAGAACTTATCTCTGCAAACACCAAAGCAAAGAGATCACCACTCAAGAAAGGTGAGCAAGGCAATAATAACTCACAGGTTTATCCAGTAAGCATTGCCGATGGAGCATGTGGAACTATTGCTCATGGCACTGAGGACATTCAAAGAATGATGATGGAGAGAATGCCATCAGCGTTCTCACGTTTTGCTTATGGTGACATGGTGTGGAACAAGTTTACTGGTAGTCACCTAAACATCAATGGCATTATGGCTCAGATGTCTCTTGATATCTGTGCAATCATTAGAATGATTCTGACTCAGTTGAAAGCATTCCAAGAGGAGAACATTAACAGACCTACTAAGGGTGCGATGTGTCTTGCAGCAACTGAAAGAGATGGACCAGGTAATCTGATTGCAGATGAAACCACAACCATCAAGGATGACATCTTCCACACCATCTTTACCATGTTGATGGAGCAAATGTGTGGACAAGTCTTTGACATGCTCAAGGACATCGACAATGGTGGTGACTCAGGTGGTAATAATCAGGGTGATAACAATGATGGTGGCGGAGGCGGTGGACTAAGAGATCCAGGTGCTCCTTGTGTGACTGATCAAATCATGCAAAACATCTCTGTGATGGCAAATGAAATGATCCAAAGAGCCCTGAGAGAGTCAGAGGAGTTGTTGGAGTCATACAACAGAAAAGAGTACAGAAGAATTGAGATGACATACAGGGCAAGTGTCAGAGAACACTTGATTGAAGAAGATACCCTGACTGGATCTAGTGATTTTACCTTGAGTCAGTACATTGACATCCTTGAGGATGTTATTGATGAGTTTGAAGAGGAAGATGAGAGACAAAAATCAGAGATGAGAAACATCCAATCACAATTTGGTGACTCAAGTTCTGGTAGTGAGGGCAATGAGTTCTCTGATGTCCTATCAATGTTGGGATCAGTTGGCAACATCCTACAGTTCTCCTCTATGAGTAAGTACGCCATGATTGGTGCTAAGACTCATAACAGATCAGGCAATGCAACTCAGGATGAGAGACTGAGAGATGGTGGTTGTAAGATGGAAAGGATTTATAATACTGTAGAAGGTGTCTCTGGCTCAATGATGGGTGGTATGAGTGGTGGACTTGGTGGTATTGGTGGAACATTAGAAGGAGCATTAGGTCTTGCTGGTTCTCTTGGTGGTGGCAATGGAAGTGGTGGTGGCAATGGACGCAATGGAAGTGGACGTGGATCCAGAGGTGATGGTAGTGGTGAGAGGTTTGGAAGTGACAGAATGGAGAGAATTGCCAACCTTGGATTTGGTGGACTTGATTCAAGAACAAGATCAGAGTTCAGTAACACCACCTGCGAAACACTCATAGGTAGAAATCCTGGTAATGGTGTTGGAGATGGAACAGGTGGAGGAGGTACTGGTGGTATAGGTAATGGCTCTGGAGGCAGTGGTTCTGGAGGTACTGGATCTGGAGGTACTGGATTCTCAGGTGATGGATCAGGCAGCAATGTTGTTGGTACACCTGGCTCAGTACCTATTGGAAACATTGGCACTGGTACTGATGGAACTGGTGGACTGAATGGTGACGCATTTGCAATCTCACTTCCAAGTGGTGACCCTTGTCTTGCAGATAACTTTAGACATGGTACTCCAACCAATGTTATCGTCACAAATCATGGCAAAAATTACAGAAATTATCCACTCATCTTCATCCCTGAATACAATGGAACTCCTGTTCCTGTAATCAACAGTTCCAATGGTGAGATAATTGCAATCCTGACAAATTGTAAATCATGGAACCCAAATGTTCCTAATCCAGGTGTTTCAATACTTCCAGACAATGGAGGAATTGGTATTGATTTACACAACAATGATGATTACGATCTTGTTCTTGGTGGCATCTTTGTTGGTAACATTGGATCAGGTTATTGCAATCCAAGAATTGAAGTAATTGATAGAGACACTCTTCTACCAAATGGAGAGGTAAAACCTGTTGTAATACAGGAAAGGATCGTAGATGCAGAGATAATAAATAGTGGACAAGGGTTCAAAAGAATTCCAAAATTAAATGTTATTGATGACTGTGGAATGGGAGCAAAGTTATACCCAATTATGTCAGTTGTTCCAAGACCTAGGGCAAAAGAATACCCAATCCCAGTTATGATGATCTACTGTCCAAGTAAAAATCAAAGGAATTACCAAGAGAATTAATTATGAGCGCTGGATCAAAGGTAGAAGACGACAAGCAGGATTACGCTCTGTCTATGATGGGGCCTTCATACATCAGCCCCTCTGGACAAGAGTTAGCCTTCTATGAAACAGAAGACAATGAAAGACTTGTAGTTAAGCACGCGACAGGCTCATCAATTGAGTTTATGTCTGATGGAAGTGTATTCATCAAGGCAATTAAAGACTTACACATGCACGGCAGTGTCCTTTCAGATCAATCTGGATCATTTGAATCAAGTGCTAAAGGCGCAGACAGCACTACGATGAGATACGACACTGATCTCACACTTGAGGTTGGTGGAAGATTAAATATTAAGTGTGCACAACTTGATCTTGAAGTTGGCAACTCTGCTTTCATTAAGGCAGGTCGTGACATCAAGATGGAACAGAATAACCTCATCACAAAGTCAGCAGAACAGACTGCAATTGAGGCAACCAAGTCTGTCTACATTGACACAAAAGAACTAAAGGAACGTCTGACATCTAGAAGAGCAGAGATTGGTTCAGAAGAGAGTCCTGGTGGGTTGTCAGGTGGTGGATTTGCCCCTGTTGGTGGTGTGAACGTCATCAATGTGACTGGTAACACTATCATTGAGAACAATAATCCATCAGGTGGTATCACCATTTCATCTGCTGGTTATCTGAACCTTGTTGCTGGTGGTGAGAGAGTTGACATCACAGGCAAGTGGGCACCAATGTCCACTGGACCTTCTCCAACCTTCTTTCCTTCAATGTTGGCAAAACCTTTCTTATCAACCTTTACAAACCTAGTGTTTGACCCTATACAAGGACTTCCAGATCCTAAGATGCAATACAATGCACCTCCTGGTACTGGTGGTTCTTACTGTCACATGTCACAGAACAGTTCAGTGTATCATTACGCAACAACAAACATGAATGCCCCGATGGCAGCAGGCAATGGACACCTTGTGAATGTGTTGATGGGTAACAAGACTGAGAACGTAATAGGTAACAGATTCCGTTCTGTTTTGATGAATGAGTTTGTGACAGTAGCAGGAATGCAAAAAATTCAAGCAGCCATTATCCTTCTAAACTGATGACTATACCACCAATTGGAATCCCTGTAGGCAGTGGACTAGAGATTACTCTTGAAAAAGATGGCAACTTATGGAAATTTTGTGCAACACCAACGAGTACTAACTGCGATGGTGGATTTGGAGGGATTGCACCTAACGGACAGGTTGTTGGTTTTGGATCTAAGGCGCCTTATTACTGGTCTGATGTAAGTCTAGAAGCAGGTTTTAATGCCTCACCTTTGAATGGTTATAGAGTAGGTGTTAGATACTATGAACAGTACTCACAAACAATAACCACTCCTCCAGGTCCAGGTGGAGTGCCACCAGGTTCAACTGTAACCACTTACTACAGAGCATACCCTGGATTTGAATTGATTTCACAAAGTCTTGAACATGCTGGAGACATCAAGTTTACAACAGATAATGGAGACGAGTTCTTTACTGCTGATGAGGGTAACTACGATGAAAATGAGTACGCCACGGCAGGAATTACTGATGGAACCAAGTACTCTTATGTACGAGTGTTTGATCAGGCAGAAATAACTTACATCCCAAGACTCTCTGTTGCAGGACAATATCCAGTTGGCAATGGAGTCTTACCCTCCTCACCTTATGATGAGAATGCGGATCCACCTTTGTATCCTATTGATCTTCTATGCTCTTTCCTCCCTGACGACAGGGACTCTGTGACTGTAGGATTTAATCTAATCACAGAGTGGAAAGCAGACGGAAACACCTACACCACTTCTGTAACAATAAATCACACCTGCACACAGGACACAGACTTCTCTAACATACAAGGTAAGATTAGGTCATATCAGAAGGCATCTTACTTTGGCAATGGATTACCTCACATGGGACTTTATCCACCTCCAGGAGCAGACTTTGATCATCCAAAGTATAATAATAATGGAGATTTGGTATCAGGACAACTTAATGAACCATTTGATATGAGACAACTAAAAAGAAACTCATTTCCAGTTGAGTTTGAGACAGGTGAATTTAGACCTTGCCCTGAAAAGCAATGAACATTTTACAAAAGAAACCAGGAACCTTCATCTTCCTTGATAGTAATTTTCAGTCTCATCAATTTGATGACTATGATGACATCCCTGAGGATCTAGACATACAACATGTTGTGTGTTTCTTACCTAAGATTCCACCCTCACCTCACACACTCCAGGATCATGAGTTAATCAATTCATGGAATGGTGTACTTATAAAACTAATGGAGAAAATCAATGGGACAACCAGCAACTAGATTTGGAGACGCAGACGTCCCACACTGTTCAGGGATGGTGAGAGCACAAGGATCACCTAATGTATTAGTGAATGGCATTCCATGGAGTCTGATGGGTCATCTAAACACTCCACACCTCCTACCAGGCGATCCGTGTCCTATTCACGCTGCTCCTATTGCAAGAGGATCAGCAACTGTCCTTGTGAATGGCATACCATCAGGCAGAGTAGGAGATCCTATTGCTGGATGTACATCAGTTGCATCGGGATCCCCTAATGTCATCGTTGGTGGTTAGGTAGAATACTGACTAAACCCTTTTACCTGAGAGACAACCACTGATCTCTGGAACTTCTCCTTGAAGTTCTCTGAGAGAGTGTGATCCACCACCAGTATGTTCTGATTCTCAGGTAGCTTATAACGAATCAGTGCCATCAACAACTCCTTACCGGTGTCATCCAGAGAGGACGAGAACACTTCATCAAGGAATAGAATGTTGGTGGACACAGAGTTCTTCATCTTACCAATCTCTCTCCATGTAAACATGAGAGCAAGATCTATTCGTGCCTTCTGTCCTTCACTAAAGGATGCGTAGGAGAAATCCTGATGCAATGGTGATGCAACAGTCTCATTGAACTCATCATCAAGTTTGAAGTGAACAGGTAAGTCTAGTTCTGTGAGGTAGTTACGAATCAGTTTGTTCATAACTGGCAAATACTTCTTGACAATCTGTGCCTTGATACCACCATCTCTCAACAGATTAGATACAACATCTAAGTCCTTGACATCTGATTCATACTCTTCCTTGCGTGATGTAAGTCTCTTGCGTTCATCAGTCATCACCTCAAGTTTACCCTGCTCCTTATTGAAATCTCCTGTATCATCTTCAATCTCTCTTACCTTATCAACCACCTTCTTGCCTCTTAACTCAAGGTTCTTGAGTTCTGTGTGGTACTGTGTGAGTCTGTTGGAGAGTGATTGAAGGTGTCTGTGTCTCCTGTTTAGAATACGTACTTTGGTTGACATCACATCAAGTGCTTTCTGTCCTTCAAGGATGTGAGCAGTGTGTGTCTCAATGTCACAGTCGTTACAGTGGATGTTATCTGTCTTAGTCTCTGCAGTGATGGGTTGACGACAGGTAGGACAATCATCATGTTTGGCATAGAACTGATTATCTTTTACAAGTCTCTCAACCTTCTGCTCTAACTTGGCAGTTATCTTCTGTACTTCACTAACCTTCTCTGCTGGCTTAACTTCATCCAGTCTCTTACACAACTCCAGTACATTGGATTGATGAGTCTCAACTCGTTCAACGAGCGCTCGCACTCTTGTGATTTCTGTAGAGATTTGTTTAAGTTCATCCTTGTACTCTTTAGTACTCTCTTTCGCCTTCCTTTCAATCTCATTGACTCTGTCCTGTTGTACTTCAATCTTAAAATCTACATTCCCAATGTCACCCTTGACAACACTGAGCTGATCTCTGGCACCTTTTAACCTCTCCTTAGCAAGGAGTGCCATGGCAGTGAACACCTTGATGTCTAGGAAGTCCTCAACACACTCTCTCCTTGCTGGAGTAGGAAGTTGCATGAAGGGCATGTAGTTTGCTGAACCTAGAATACAAACCTGAACAAAGCTCTTGTAGGTTAGTTTCAGGATGTTCTGTTCCAGGTGTGCCTGAGTGTCCTTGTCAGCAGCAAGTTTAGTGAAAGGTTCTCCATTCACCCACAACTCAAACTTCTTAGGCTTCATACCACGCCTAACCATGAACTGAGTCTTACCAATAACAAACTCTACCTCAACAAGAAGACCCTTCTTGTTTTGTGTGTTGATAAGTTGAGGTAGGTTGACGCGTCTGAATGGCTTATTGAATAAGACATAACACAAAGCATCAAGGATGGTAGACTTACCACTACCATTGCTACCATGAATCAGAGTTGTCTTTGTCTTTGATAAGTCTACTGTTACAGGTTGGTTTCCTACTGAGAGGATATTACAAAAAGTTAACTTGTTGAATACAATCACAAATCAGCCATCAAGGTTTCAAGAATTTCAAGGCGAGGCATCACCAAATCACCTGGTTCTGCCACTGTGTAAGCAAATCCCAGTACGTCACAGAGTTTATCTATGGCGTCATCAGGAATTTCTGTTACTTCCAACTCAAAGTCACACGCCTTCAGTTGTTCATTATAGCACATCGCATCATCAGAATCAACAAAGAATTGTACCACTGTTGTTCCATCAGTATCTCTGGTGGCATAAGCACCAGATTCAATTGAGTTCTTCTCTCTGGTTAGCATGTACATTACACTTCCTGTGCCTCCACGTATAAGGATTTGAAAATTGAAATGACTTTTGACTTGTTGAAACCATCATCCATTGCTTCAACATAGTTAGTAAAGGTGGTGAGAGTGTCTTCTGCCTCTACCTCCACATCATCATCAATACTGTAGTCAATTGTTTCAATAACTTTGATGTCGTGGATACCAGTATCATACAAACTGTCCACAACCTTAGAGAGTTTCTGTGGTGTTGACTTACCCTCAACAATCACCTTGACATAAGAGTTCTTATACTTGTTAGGGTTGATGAGTTTCCTGTCTTCCTCATTGTACGAAATCTTATGGAACATTGTGTTGGGGTTCTCAATGAACTCTAGGTCCAATGTCTCTAAGTCAAAGATGTGGAACCCTCTTGTGTCTCCTTCATCATTCCAGTAGAGTTGATAAGGATTTCCCAAATAAGTAATGTTACCTGAAGTGTTCTTCTTATGAAAGTGCCCAGAGAACACCCTGTCAAACTCACTGAATATCTTGGAATCTGTGCCATGCTGGCATTTGTAATCCTTGTTGGCATAAAATCCAGCCAACTCCAGGTGACCCATACAGACCTTGGCTTCTGAGTAGGCTAGCTCCTCGGAGAACTGCTCAGCATTAGATTCACAGATCCAGGGTACCATGAAGATTGGACTACCTGAGATGGTGGCAGTTCCAGGTTCTTGGTAGATTGTAACGTTGTCATACTCTTGTAGGTTGAGGCCTGGAGAGTTGATGCTGAGGCTCTCCTTGTAGAAGATGTCATGGTTACCAACAATAAGGTGCAGCTGAATACCTCTCTCTTGGAGAGGTGTAAAGAAGTTATCCTTTGCCCAGTTGAGACTCCAGTAATCTATTCCTTTACGTACGTCAAAGCAATCACCAAGATGAATAACAGTATCAATACCACGAGACTCTAACTCAGGAAAGAAGACTTCAGAATAAAACTTATTGAAATAGTCATGGAAGATTTGTGAACCTTTACGAATACCAAAGTGAGTATCAGTTATAAGAGCTACTTTACGCCCTACCATAATTCTGCAAGTATGCTACATCAAAATTATACCAGTCTTCTTGCTGTTGTTCAAGCCCATCAGGAACTTCCTGTCCCATTGGTGTCTTCATGTCTTCAGGTGTCACATCACTATTTGATTCTGCTTCTTTCTCTTTAGCAAACAATGACTTGAAGGTAGCATTCTTATCTACCTGAACACCTCTCTTCTCACTATCTGTTTGAATACGATGTAGTGTGGATGCTAGTTGTGCTTTACTCTCTGGGTCAGCCAAGTCAACCTCACCATACACTTCTTGATGAGCATCAACATCTGACATACCTTGAGCTCTCAAATCATCCACCTGCCTTCTCTGCTGAATGACAGGGTGCTCTCTTTCACCAGGTCCTGGTTCTGCTGTTGGTGTACCCATTGCAGAAGGTTCCTCTTGTTCAAATGATGGTTTCTCAACCACATTCATCTCATCATAGAGTTCCCAGAGCTGTTGTAAATGATCCATAATTCCTCTTTGTAAGAGATGAGGAGGCTCAAAGCCTCCTTCAATCTCACCTAGGTAGCGAACACGTTAGGCTCTTTTATTTATTTGCCTTGTCTCTTCTGATCGACGGCGTCTTTAATAGAGTTGTAATCTGATGAAGAACCCAGAGCATCACCGACAAAGAACTCTTCGTAACCTGACTTAGAAATGATCTTATCACAAATCTCAATTTGTTTCTTCTCTTTGCTGATACGACGTATAAATGCGTACCAGCATACTTGTGTAAAGTAAGAGAAAGGGTTCTTAGATTTTTCTGGGTCAAAACGGTGACAGTAAACTACACAGTTCTCAACTGCATCCATCACCATGTCCTGGCGATACATGTAGTTAGAGAAGTTGGGTCTCATTGAGAGATGCTCTGCAATGTCTAGAAAGCACTTACCAATGTACCTTGGTACAATAGGTCTTGGTTCTCCTGCATCTTTAGCATCGTTACATTCCTTGTGGAACTTCACGAATGCAGCATACATCTCCTTGTTATCAATAAAATTGTTCTTGCGTCTTTTAGTAGTCATAGTCTTCTTTTATCATTGTTATTATAGCACATTTAACAAATCTTATTTTTGTGTTATAATGTATGTGATACATTTGAGATACAGGTACTATAAGGACTCGTCGGTTATATCAGGTGATTCATCATATATTTGTTCTAGTTGTTCTCTAGATGATTCTATCTTACCAACGTAACCAACATTGTCAGAGGAATCAACTTTCTTTTTAATAGGACTGGAACACTTAGCTGCGATTAGAGCTTTGTTATAAAACTCTACTCCAAACTTATCCATCTCAGAAATGGAAACGACATGGTTCTTGTAGATAATAGACATGTCATCACTGGCATACATCATCCATTTCTTAGGAACCAGACCTGCCATTGCAATGCCTTTCTTATGATCTAATTGCACTTGTTCATTAACCACAATAGGGTTGAGTGCAACAAAAAATTCAGTTCCGTTCTCTTCGCTTGGTGTAATCTCAGCAAGTACTTCCTCTCCCGTGACCAATTTCATCGTGGCGTGGAATGAGTCAGCAATCATACGTTTTATTTTCTTGCCTACATTAGTATTTAGGTTCATAAATCTATCTTACCTACACCAGATCCAAGTGTCATCTCTGTTAGTCTATAAGTAAAGTTTTCATCAACATAATACTTCATCCTCTCTACAAGGTGATTGAGTGTGAAGTTATTCCTACCACCAGGTTTTCTGAAGTCATCTGCAATGTCATAAAGCATTGCTGAGTCCTTACCCTTTGCCTTCCTCAGTCCTCTACCAATTGATTGAAGCACACGAATGCGAGACTTACTAGGAGAAGCAAATATAACATGATGGAGGTTTTTGATATTAACACCAGTAGACATTGTGCCATAAGAACCCAGAATAATATTATTAGAAGTTGCCTCAGAGATTTCACGGACTTCCTCTCTCACTTTTACTTTTGTATCACCATAGATGAGGTGAACGGGACGTGTTGTTAGATGTGTTAGCATCTCATGCATTGGTATTCCATGTCCTTCTACTCTACCAAAGAGAACCAGAACATTACCTTCTAATGAGTTGGCAAGATTACAGATAAACCTGTTCCTCTTGTACATGTTACCAATCCATTCAATCTCATCATTGTAAGTCTCAAACTTCTCTGGTGCATGCTTCAGAGTAATGATTTCAACATTGAGTTTAGCAAGAAAACCTTTCTCCATCAAGTCAGAAGAGGATGTTGTCCTGTACACAGGTCCAAACTGTCCTTCCAAGATAAGTTTATGGACATTCTTACCATCCAGTGTACCAGTAAAACCATAACGCCACTTGGCGTCAGGCATCTTCTTCATGATGCCTTGCAATGACTTCGCTTTGAAGTTATGACACTCATCACCAATCACAGCATCAAACTGTCTGAACCACTTCTTATCCAGTCCATAGACAGACTGCCACGTGGTTACTGTAACTGGTTTGTCTGTATCTTTTGCATGTCCAGCATAAATCTTATGAACAAACTGATCTGTGTCCCAACCATAATCAGCGAAGTCCTTTGTCATCTGCTCCACAAGACCCTTAGAAGGCACTACGATGATAACTTTCTTATCAATGGACTTCAGATACCTAGCGATAGCGTAAATCATCAGAGACTTACCTGAACCAGTAGGTGAGAGGATTGTCTTACGATGTTCCTTCAGTGCATGAAACACTGTATCAATCTGATACTGACGTGGTTTCACACCTGAAATCTTATTCATAAACAACTCCACACCTTCCTCAAAGATG